ACCCGCGAATCACGCCCTCGCGGGCCCGCCATCCACTCTCACTCGCGCGATGAGCGGCAGTCCCTTGACGTGCTACAAGCCGGGATGCTGCTCCGCGCGGGGTGCAATCTTGACTCGAAGCAATTCGAAAATCGCTGGGTCAAGGCCAAGCTGCCCAAGTGGTTGCAAGCCGGGATCAACGATCCTATCCGGCAACGCACGATGGACCACGGCCACGCTGCCTCGGACCTGTCCCTGGTCGACGCCTGCCGACTCGGCCTGCAAGCTCGCGGGCATGATGTGCCCGCCGGACGCATGGACATGATCCAAGCCGCCTTCTCGACCGGTTCCGCTGCCGCATTGTTCGGCGCGACCATCGGCGCGAAGATGCTGGAAAGCTACGCCGAGGTCGACGATTTCTCTGCAGGTTGGTGCAGCGAAGACGAAAACCCAGACCTCGAGCAACACAACCGCAACCGGACCCAAGCGGCCCAGTCGCTGGTCTATCATCCGGTCGGCGGCGAAGCGGCCCACACCGGTCGCGTGGTCACTTCGGAAAAGGCTCAGGTCTACCGATTCTCTCGCCAGATGAAAATCGACGAGGCCGACGTTCTCGGCGACAACTTCTCAAAGTTCAAAGACACCCCGCGCGACTTCGGTTTGGCAGCGGGTCGCGTTCGACCGGACATGGTCGCGATGGTCCTCTTGAGCAATCCCAACTTGCTCGCCACCGGTCGCGCCCTGTTCAACACGACCGACGGCAACATGATCGCGAGCGGAAAAGCACTTGCACGTGCCACGCTATCCGAGTTGATCGCCGCGATCCGCAAGCGAAAGGATGGCGACGCCAACCTCGATCTCCCCGTCACTCACTTGATCGTGCCGCCGGATCTGCTTGATACCGCAGTGCAGTTGTGCTACTCGGTCGTGATCTCCAACGATAGCGGCGCGGGTGAAATGAACCCGCTTAAGCAGTACGGGATCACACCCGTTAGCGAGCCGCGATTGTCGACCGGCATGAACCACCCGGTCACCGGCGCCGCGCTCGCGGGCTCGACGACCATGTACTACGGTCTCTCCGACAAGTCACGCACCATCGAAGTCACCTACCTGCAAGGTGCAGGCCGTACCCCGGTCGTTCGGTCCGAGACCCTCACCGGTGGCGAGTTCGGTCTCGCAATCGACGTTCGCCACTATATCGGAGCCACCGCTCTCGATTGGCGCGGATTCCATCGCTTCAACGCGTAAGCCGGATCGCATCACCTCATGAAAATCAAACTCACCACGACGATCTATTTTGACGGCGTGCCGTACCCTGCGGGCTCGATCATCGACCCAGAGGCCATCGGCGCGAACGGCGACGCGATCGTGCATTGGATGTGGGGCGAACAAGTCGACGACGAGGCACCGATCGCGATCGTGCCCGTGTTCTCCGACCCAGTTGTCGAGCCAATCGCCGAGCCAATCGCCGAGCCAATCGTTGGACAAGTTGCCGAACTTTCCCCTCAAGTTTCCCCCGAACTTTCCCCTCAACCAATCCCCGAACCGCCACCTGCACCGCGGCGCAAGCGGAACAAGTAACACCACGCCCAAGGAACCCACTCAATGCCAGCCCCCACATTTGTACGCGCCGCCTCGGTCCGCACCATCACCGCCGCTGCGGATTTGGTTTGCGGCACGATTGTCGCATCGACCGACGGCCTCGCCGGATACGTCGAAGCTCAACGCGGGATCCGGAACGGCGAGACCGGATTGATCCGAATCGAAGGCGTCGTCGAGGTTGACAAGGCATCTGCCGATAACATCGCTGCCGGCGCTCGGATGCAGATCAACACCTCCACGCAGGTCGCCTCGGTCCTCGCCTCGGGCAGCCCGACCGGAGCGAACATTCTTTGCGGTCGCGCTGTCGCGGCTGCGGGTGTTGGCACCGTGCGAATGTTGGTCGACCTCAACCGCAATTTGAACCAAGCGTAACGCCATGCGACCCTGTTGCTTTGTCTTCATTGTTCTGGCATACATCACTCTGTGCGGGTGCCAGGCGACCAAGTGCGATTGCTGTGCCACGTGCGTGGACCAGTGCTCGCCGATGTCCACGGTCTGCGGCGATGCGTGCGACCATGCCGCGGTCTGCTGCCAGTGCGTGGACTGCAAATGCCTGTGCTGTGTACCCGTGGAACCACCCAGGGGCTGATCGATGGGAATGCTCGAGAACGCGACCGCTGCCCTGGCGTCGATCCTCGACACTCACGCGTCGGTTCCGATCACTTACTCGCGAGGCATGACCACCATTGCGGGACTGACCGCGATTCGCGGATCTACCCCGTACGAGTCGAACGATTCCGACGGGATCATCCATCGTACCATCGCTCGCGATTACCTGATGCGATCCGCCACGTTTCCGTTTAGCGACATGCCGCGCGATGGGGACATCATCAAAGATGGCGAGGAATATTACCTCGTCCATTCGATGACCGGCGAGCGACCGTGGCGGTACAGCGATCCCGGCCAATCGCTTCTTCGGATCCATACCAAGAAACAACCGTAGCTCATTATGCCTGTCGCTGTCGACCGATTGATCTGCGACGACATCAAGACGTTGATCGTCTCGGGCTCGATTGCAAAACCCGACAACCTCGGAGGCATCACTGCCGCCGACGTGACGATCGACTACTTGCCCCGGTTCGAACCGGCGGATCTTGACGATCTAAAAATCGTCATTGCGCCGCGAACCCGATCAACCACCATCGCATCCCGCGCCTCGCGTCAGCGAGATTTGCAGATCCAGGTCGCGATCATGCAATCGGCGACCGCCGACTCTGCTCGGTTCACGGCACTGATCGACATGACCAACGACATCGAGCAGCGGCTCGCTTTGGCCTCCGCCATCAGTGGCGTTACCTACCGCGCGACCTACGTCGACTCGTCGACGCAGCTTTACGACATCGCCGCCCTCGAACAGCATTCCGTTTTCCGGTCCGTGATCACCGTCACCTACCGACTCACCACGTAACCCACAAAGGCCCGTCACGTATGCCATCCATCATCGGACCGATCGCCGGCAACGAGTGCAAGCTCTACTACCAAACCACCCTGGCCACCACGTTCACGACTGCGGGGGCCGTGTTGATCGGCGAAGCTCAGGATGTCAACCTGTCGCTGACCACTGGCACCGCTGACGCAGCATCGCGGCTGAGTTTGTTCAAGTCCAAGCTGCCGACACTCACCGAGCTTTCGCTCACGTTCTCCCTGTTGTGGAATGGCGACGTCGGCGACACAACCCAGACCGCACTTCGCACGGCATTTCTCGCCCGTACTGTCTGGCACTGGGCGGTGATGGACAACATCCTGACCACGCCAGGCGTCAAGGGTTCGCAGGGCCTAACCTTCCCGGGCGTCATCACCGAGTTCCCTATCGACCAACCGCTCGAAGGGAATGTCAAAGTCGACATCAAGGTCGATCTGGTCCGCGCCAAAGTCAGCAGCACGCTCGTCGATCCCGCTTGGTTGCTGGTCGCTGCCAGCTAACACAACAACAACAACCCGACGCGCTAGCGAGGGACATTATGCGGATCGGCGACATTGTCGAGATCGAATTCCGCGACCACGCACACGGCCACGAGACGATCGTTTTTTTCGTCTGGGGCCGGCTGGTCAAGCGATCTAAGACGGATTGGGTGATCGCTGTCTGGGATTATATCAAGCCACCCAAGCGGCGATCTCTCGAAAACGATCCTAACGTCGAGACGTTCACCATCGCGCGCGATGCCGTCATCTCCTACCGAGTACTCGCCTGACCCATGGCAAAATTTCTCCAAGCACTGACGGCCACCATCCCGAGCGCAGGCACCACGTCGGGATTTGTCACGATGCCCACGACCCAGTACGCGCTGGGCATCATCACGCCGGCCGCTCTGACCGGCACGTCGTTCACCTTCGAGGGCTCGATCGATGCCGTCACATTTCGACCCTTGTACAACGAGGGGACTCTCTACAGCGTGACCGTCGCCGCATCGCGATACATCGCGCTAAATCCCTCGGTCATGCAATCGGTCAAGCATCTGAAAATCGTCAGCGGATCCAGCGAGGGCGCGCTGCGAGTTATCCAAATCGTGATCGGCGAATAAATGAACGAAGCGAAATTCAAAGACACCGAAGGCCGCGACTGGTCGCTGCGACTGGACGTCGCCACGCTGCGACGAGTCCGCGACCTGACCAGCGTCGACCTCGGCAAACTGTTTTCCGACCCGCAGCAACTGGCTAACTTGCACGCTGACATCATCCTTTTTGTCGACGTCCTATTCGCGATCGTCAAACCCACCGCCGACGCTCGCGGGGTGTCCGACATTCAATTCGGTCAATCGTTGGCCGGTGATGTGCTCGAGAGTGCGGTCCTCGCCTTCGAGACGTCGGTGGTCGATTTCCTCCCGGAGCGCGACCGCCGCGCGGTGCTGCGTCAACTGATCGACGGCAACCGGGCGGCGCAGAAACAAGCGGTGCTGAGAATCCAGAACGCGATCCGGGACGGACTGATCGAGCAGGGGATCTCCGAGCAGATGGCGACCCTCGACCAGATGCTCAGCCCACGCTCTGGGAAGTCCTCTACCGACTCGCCGCAATCATCGGCATCGAGCCTGGTCCCTACTCCCTCCGCGAGCTGATGTGGATGACCGACGCGATCCGCTGCGAGCAGTGGGACCACACCGCGTCGATCCTTTGCCAGCAAGCCAACACCTACCGCGATCCGAAAAGCCGACCGCTTCCGTTTTTCCGCTTCCACCCGTTCCGCAAAGACCCGCAAAAGTCGCGCGGCATCACCGTCTCCGAGCTGCACGCACTGCGCGCAATGTTCCCGCAATCCCAACCGTGAGCAAATCATGGCCATCCAGCTCTCTGTCGCGGTCCGCAACGCACGGCTCGATCAAATCGAGTCCACGATCGGCACCGCACCCACGCTCGAGATCCGAACCGGATCCCCCCCCGCGAACTGCGCCGCTGCCGACATCGGGACCGTGCTGGCCACGATGACTTTGCCATCTGATTGGATGGCAAACGCCGCATCGGGCGCCAAGGCACTCAGCGGCACCTGGCAGGATTTGTCCGCCGACTCCACTGGAAACGCTGGCCACTACCGGATCAAGGCCGGATCGACCTGCCATTTGCAAGGCACCTGCACCGCGGCCGGTGGAGGTGGGGATATGGAAATCTCGCCCAGCGTGTCGGTGACCGCTGGCCAATCGTTCACGGTCTCAACTATGACCCTCACCGACGGGAACGCGTAACCATGGCAGTCGCAAAATGGGCCACTCCTTCGGCGCGCGGATCGAACATTGCGTCGACCAACCTGAACAGCCTGGCTAACGGATCCGAGTCCACGGCGGTCACGTATGACAATTCGACCAACCGCGATCTGTACGGGATCATCACGATCAAGCTCGGGTCGATCACTCCCGCGACGGCCGGCGCTATCGCGGTCCGAATCACCCTCAACGATGGCACCGACACCTCCGACCGTGCAGCGGGCGACGTCTACATCGCCGAACTGAACAGCGGTGCATCGGCCAAAGTCGTCATGATCCCGATGGTCCGGCTCTATCCGTTCTCGATGCGAATCAGCGTCCGCAATAACAGCGGCGTCGCATTCGCCGCATCGGGAAACGAGTTGTACGTCCGGCCCTACAATGAGGACGTGACCTAAGATGCGAACCGGCAGCGCGGTCGACGATGCGGTTTTGCAATCGCGGCGGCTGACGATCCAGCATCTTCGCCCGATCGCCTGGGCTCACGCACGCGATGGCGTGGCACGCTACTCAGGCTCAGGAATTTCGGAGATAGACACTGGATTGTCGCTTGAGTTCGCGCAGTCTGATGCAAACCTCCGTCCCACTCGCGGGTTTACTGCCGGCCAAGTTGGAATCGTCCCGATTAGTCCCGCCGACCAAGTCACAACTCCATCGACTGCACAAGCGGTCGGCGATTTCACAATCGCCGTGCTTTGGTGGTGTTCCAACACCAATGGTAACGTTCCAGATTTCATTGTTAGGGATTCGGCTTCTGGGGTGTATTTGCTGTTGACATCCGTTTCAGGTCCAGCAGTCCGCGCGACAGTCGGATCAGTCCTATCAAATACGATTGCCATTTCCACCGGACGCCCATTCGTTGCCGTGCTCACGTACCTCGACGGATCGCAAACGGGAACGCTTCGCTGCAACGGATCGAGCGAGATCGCGACCGACAACGGACTGAGCACCGATAACGTGACTATTGACTTGGTAGTCAACACCGCAGACGAAATCTGCTACGAAGCCGTCGCTTTCGATCGCGCACTTGGAAACCGCGAGTGCCAGTTGCTCGAGGGCGTCATGGCTTGGAATAACGGACTACCGAACGCATTGCCCGGCAATCATCCGTTTGCGTTGCGTCCTCCGCTGATCGGAGACTAACATGCCAACACGCAACCGCGTTCCCGCCATCGCGGTCATTTCTGCCGCTGCTCCGGTCGGAACCGTCGTCCAACCCCTTGCCGATGTGACGAGCGTCTCCGGGGCGGTGATCCCGAACTCCTCGGCTGGTTCGATCACTCGCACGCTTGCCGACGTCACCTCGTCGACCGCTGCGGTGGTCGACAACGGCCCAACCGGCTCGATTGTCCGCACTCTCGACAGCTTGACCGTCAGCTCCACCGGCGCCGTCGTCGCGACCGTTGGCGAATCGGGCACCGAACCGCCGACGTTGCGAATCAGCATCCCCGCATCGGGGACAACCTCGGACGCTGCAACGATTCCGATGTCGCTCAACTTGGCCGGGATCGACGTACCGACCATGACCGGCACATCGATGACGTTCCTGGGCTCGATCGACGGCAGCAATTACTTCGCGCTCTACGAGGGGAGCACGCTCTACAGCGTGGCCTCGCCGTCGGGCCGCTACATCGCCCTCGACCCTGCGGTCGTCAGCACCGCGAAATTCCTCCGCGTTGTTTCCAGCTCGACCGAGCCGTCCGCGCGCCCGCTCACTCTCGTCCTTCGCAAATAGGATCCACCGATGCCATTTCTCAACGATCGCGTTTTTGACAACGGGCTTACGGTTTTAGATACCGAAGCCAACCGCCTGGACATCTGCAGCAGCGAGCCGACGACCTACACGCAGGCCAACAGCACGCTCACCTTAGGCAATAAAACGCTCGGCGCGGGCGACATCGGAGCACCGGCCGCGGGTTCGCCAAACGGTCGGCAAGTCACTGTCACAGCTTTGACTGCCGGATCGGTCACCGCGACGGGAACGGCAACGCATTACGCCATAACCGACACCGTCAACAGCCGACTGCTGGCAACCGGTGCATTGACCGCATCGCAAGCAGTGACTAACGGCAACACGTTCTCGACCAGTTCGTTCACGATCCGCATTCCGCAAGCGAGCTAACACATGGCTGACAACGTAGGAATCACACCCGGCAGCGGCGCGAAAGCAGCAAGCCGCGAGGTCACGTACAGCGGCGAAACGGCGCAGGTTCAAGTCGTCGGGCTCGCGACGTTCGCCGGTGCCGACGATGCCAAGACCGTGGCTGACGTATCGGCAAATAATCCGATGCCGGTTGTCGGTACCCAAACTGATGATTTGCTTCGTATGCTCTCACGGCTCGTCAAGATTCTTGAATGCAATGCGGTCGTTGACCAACAACAACGGCAACGGGTAACGATTGATGCGATTGCAAGCTCGTTGACGTTAGGAACAGTAAGTACGGTGTCCAATCTCGGCACAGTCTCCAACGTCCAAACCGTAGCAGCACAGACAGCACTTGCCGGTATGGACCGGGAAATGTACATCAACATCGCAAAGAACACCTACGCAAATTCAATTCGGTCACAATTATCATTCGTCTAAGGTAAACCATGCCAACACTATCAAACAACACGCTGACGCAGCAAGTTGATTTGCCAACGTGGGAATGGACACGTTTTGCCCCCGCAGTGTCGTCGGCGATCTCGTCCACCTGTTCGGCAGACAACCCCAATTTCCTCAGCACCGAACACGGCAGGTACATCTACTACCTGATTAACTCGACGAACTTCTGGCGTTACGACACCTTCACCGACGTGTACCAGCAGTTGGCGTCGCCGCCGGTCGCCCTGACCACCTTCTCGGCAATGAAGCTGATGGGCGGCATGGGGCCCGAGGACAGGGTCATCGCCGCCACCAGCACCACCCTGACCGTCGCCGCAGTGACCGCACAGGCCATGCTCGGCTACGACGTGGTGATCGTCAGCGGTACGGGCGCAGGTCAGCGCCGCACGATCACGGGTGTGGCCGAGCCGGTGGTGCACGACACCGGCGTCGTCACCACCGTCACGAACACGCAGGGCGCAATGTCGATCACCGACTCGGCCAGGTCGTGGGCGGTCAACCAGTACGCCGGGTACACCGCCCGCATCGTGTCGGGCACCGGCGTCGGCCAGTTCCGCCGCATCCTGTCCAACGCCGCAACGGTGCTGACCTTCGGTGACACGACCCAGCAGAACAAGCCCTACAACAACCCCGGCATCTTCGCCCCCGTTCCGGTCACCACCGCCGGTTCGCAGGCGTCGTTCACGATCGAGTCACAGGTGCTCACCGTCGACTCGGCGTGGGGGACCACCCCCGACACCACGTCGGTGTTCCGCATCCAGTCGGGCATGATCGCCATGACGACCTCGGCGGCTGCGCCGTTCTTCGTGCATCAGCACTACGACATCCTCACCGACACGTGGTACATCATGCCCGCCACGTCGAACGTGCTGGCGGCGGCAGCGACCGACATGAGCCTTGAGCGCATGAGCGAGAACGCTTCGATCTGGGATCGGGGCAAGGCGACCGGCGGCACGACCACCACACTGGTCGACGCCGCACGCGGGGTCGACACCCCGGCGTGGCGCACGAACCAGTGGGCGAACTACTGGGTGTACATCTTCTCGGGCACGGGTGTCGGCCAGATCCGCAAGATCGACTCCAACACCGCTACGACCCTGACGTGGAGCACTGCGGCCACCGCTCCCGACGCGACGAGCCGCTACCTGATCGTCGGGTTCGACGCCGGTACGGCCACCTCGGGTGCGGCCAGCACACTGACCGACTCGACCAAGAGCTGGGCGACGAACCGGTGGGCGAACTACGCCGTGCGCATCCTCGCTGGCACCGGCGCAGGCCAGGTGCGTCCGATCGTGTCGAACACGGCGACGGCGTTGACGGTCGCCAGGCCGTGGGCGACAAACCCCGACAACACCAGCGTCTATGCCTTGCAGGGCGACCCTGACAAGCTGTTCTTGTGGGCCGGTGGCCTGGCGTCGGTGCCGATCCTAAACCTCGACTCGAACATCGGCACGTTCGGTCGGCAGGTCGACTTTGGCATCGCCCGCTCTGCGAGTGCCACCGTAGCGGGTCATCAGCCAGTGGCGATCGCCTCGGCCACATGGGTGACGAACGTGGCCACGGCCACCACGTCGCATCCGCACCAGTTCCGTGTCGGCGAGTCGGTGACCGTTGCTGGCGTCACGACCACCACAGCACTCAACGGCACCTTCACCATCGCATCCGTGCCGTCGGCGACGACGTTCACCTACGCCGTCACCGGCAGCGGCTCGCCCGCCCAGACCGCTCAGTCGGTCACGTTGCTGATCGACTCCACGAAGGCGTGGACCACCAACGAGCACGCCGGGCGCTACGTCTACTTCCAGTCCGCTGCGACGACGACGACGTCTGGTGCAACGACCACGCTGGTTGGTCGCATCTCGGCCAACGACGCGACCTCACTGACGATCACCACCAGCGCCGTCGCCACGGCACCCACCAACGGTGTCAGCCGCTACTCGATCTGCACCACAGGTGGACCGGGAGCGATGGTGTCGGGCATCGCCAACGGCACGCACAGCACGACCACGCTCCAGGTGACCGGCGCTGGCTGGACCGTCAACACCTACAGCTCGAAGCGTGTCCGCCTCTTCGCGACCGGCGCGAGCGGCAACGTCGAGGCGATCATCTCGTCCAACACCGCCGACACGCTCACGTTCTCCGCTGCTCTCGGCGCCGCCCCGGCAACCAACATCACCGGTTTCCAGATCCTCGAAGGCATCCAGAAGGGTGTGGGCTGCAACGCCAACTGGGCGTTCGGCACCACGAACGCCGACATTCGAGGCCGGTACATGTTCGCCACCCGTGGCGGCGGCTTGGCCGGGTTCGACCGGCTCGACCTGACCACGGATCGCATGTCACCGATCGCGACCTCGCCCACGACGGAGACACTGTCGACCGGCACTATGACGGCCTACGACGGCGTGGACCGGATCTACTTCCACAAGGACGCCACGCAGAGGGTCCTGTCGCTCAACGTGATGACAGCGAACGTCAACGGTGCGAGCATGTATCCATATGCAGCACCAACTGCGGTACTCGGCAACCGTATGGAAATCCTCACCACCAAGGATAATTTGAAGTATCTGTGGCTGAATCGTGCGTCGTTTCAAGAATGCTTCCGATGTCTCTTGTTCTGGTAACCAATCATGACTATCGAATTTTTGATGCGCGTACTCACGAATCGGCTTACACGATTACGAGACGCCAAGATTCAAGCGGAAGCTAACGGAGACCTGGAAAGAATCGTCGAGCTGGACACCGAAATCACTGAAACCGAGGCAACGCTCGCCGCACTGCGGAGCCTGTGATGAATTTGTTTTCGTTCCTGTTTGGTGGTTTGCTCGGAGGTGGTGGCAGCGGAAACGACGCCGTCACACCGAGCAACCTTGCCGCTGGGACGCCTGTCCTCGGAACGACCACCGTCACACTCGCCGGGACGCTCAGCCCCGAGAATCTCACCGCTGGGACGCCTGTCCTCGGAACGACCAGCCTCACGCAAAATCACTCGCTCGCACCGTCTGGCCTCGCAGCGGGAACGCCTGTCGTCGGCACGTCCACACTGACGCAGACTCACGCCGTCGCACCGAGCAACCTCGCAGCGGGAACGCCGGTCCTCGGCACGTCCGCACTGACGCAAACCCACGCGGTCGCACCGAGCAACCTAGCCGCCGGAACGCCGGTCCTCGAGACGCTGACCGTCTCGCTTGCTGGCACGATCGCACCAACGAACTTGGCAGCGGGAACGCCGGTTGTCGGCACGTCGGCACTGACGCAAGTTCACTCGCTCGCGCTGACCAACCTGGCCGCTGGCGCTCCTGCCATCGGCACGTCCACGCTAACGCAAACGCATCCGTTCGAACCGGTCGCAATTGTCAGCGGTGCGCCGGCGATCGGTGCGACCACCCTCACCCAAAATCACGGCTTGGCCCCGGTCGGACTCGCGACCGGCTCGCCGCAACTCGGATCTCTGGATCTCGTTGTGATCGGGGATGTGTCCGTCGGTGCGTTTTCTCGATCGCCTGCCATCGTTGGCTCTGGAGTTTATTGATGTACCGAAAAAACACTGCGGGCCAATCGATCTACTTCGCGATGATCAACGCATCGACCGGCGCAGCCTTGACCGGTGCGACCGTGACCGCACGCCGCGCCCTCGATGCCACCGCACAAGCGACCGCGACCGGCACCGTCACCGAGCTGGGGAACGGTCAATACCGATTCAACCTCAGCCAGGCAGACACGAACGCGAACTACGGATCGTATCTGTTCACGGCAACCAACGCCGTCCCCGTCGAAAAAACGGTCGTCTTCACTGCCGCGAACCCGACAGACGGCGAGACGTTTGGAATCAGTAAACTAGATCTGCTTGTGGTTGGGTCCGTCAGTTACTCCGGGCCAGTCGATCCGACGGGTGTCATCCGCTCGCCGATCATTCGTGGCGACGATTACCTCGCCGCCAACGGTCGCGCGTTGACGTGGACATTCTCCGCCATCACTGGCATGAGTGCGGGTACCAGCACTGCACAACTTGGGTTCAAGTCGGGGACATCGACCTTGGTCGCGACTGGCACCGTGACCGACAACGGCAATGGAACATGGACTGCGTCGTTTGATCTGACGAAGGGACAGACCGCAGGCTTGACCGCACCTCAGTACGATTGGTCGGTCGAGATCGTCGGATCCGGCGGCGCGGAGATCACTCAAGTCCGATCCGGCCGCAGCGTGATCGTCGCGGACAAGTTTACATGATGCGGATCACGTTTGCGATCAAACAAAACGTCGGGTTTTTTACTCCCGAGCTGATCGAACGCGCTCTCAATAAAGCTCGGATTTTGCGATTGCGTGACGCGGGCGCATTTGTGCGAACAAAAGCATCGCAGAGCATGAAACGCCCGAGCAAGAAACGCAAGGGGGAAGCGTCCGCGCCAGGCAGTCCTCCCAACGCCCACAACGCGAAGGGGACGTCCGGTCTAAAAACGATCCGGTTCCAGTACGACCCACAAAGCGACAGCGTCCTCGTCGGTCCCCTGAAATTCAATTCCTCCGTCGTTGGTTTTGAGGCGTCAACGACTGTCCCCGCGCTTCATGAGTACGGCGAGACGGCGATCATCACCGAGCGGCGATGGATCCCATTGAAATCTTGGCAACGACCGGGGCCCTGGCGCCGGGTGAATTCAAAGACGAAGAAAAAACCGGGGACACGGTACGAATCCCGCACCCGAACCGCCAAATACCCAGCCCGCCCTTTCATGGCCCCGGCACTCGCAGCCGAGGCCCCTAAATTCCCGGACCTGTTCGGGAACAGCATCAAGTAGGAACCCTCCATGTCCACAGCCGGCATCCGCGCAGGACGCGCTTTCGTCGAGATCGGCACCGATCAAACGCTCTTTGATCGTGGCATCAAGGCCGTGCGCGCGTCCATGCAACGATTGTCCGCCAGTGCAGCGACCATCGGCCGTTCGTTTTCGTCGGGATTCGGCGCTGCTAACAGCGCGTTGAAAACGATGGCCGGTGGTCTGCTGAACACCCGCACCCTGATCGCGTCGGCGATCGGGAGCGCAGGGCTGGGGATGCTCGCCAAGACGTTCGCCGACGCGGGAAGCGATTTAGACGACATGGCGCAACGGACCGGCGCAACGGTCGAGGAGCTGAGCGCGCTCGGATTCGCGGCCAAGATGAGCGGCACCGACATCGGCACCGTCGAAAAAGCAATCCGCAAACTGCAGCAGTCGGGCAAGGGGATCTCGGGCGCGACGGCAACGCAATCGCTCATGGTGTACGCGGACCAAATCGCTGCCATCGCCGACCCTGCAAAGCAAACGGCGATGGCGATCGAAATCTTCGGCAAATCGGGGGCGTCGCTCCTGCCGATGCTCAAAGGGGGATCCGCAAACATGGCGGCCCTCGCAGCCGAGGCGCAGCAGCTCGGGATCGTGATGAGCGGCGAGGATGCGGCCGCAGCCGCCCAGCTCGGCGATGTGTTCGACAAACTGTCGATGGCGTCCCAGGGACTCATTCGATCCCTCGGCGCGGCCCTCGCCCCCACCCTGATCGAGCTGGGCCAGTCGATCATTTCGGCGATGTCCACGGTGTCGCAGTTCGTCAACACCAATCGCGAATTGGTCGCGTCGCTGTTCTCGATCTCGACCTATACCACACTCGCCGGCAGTTTGTTCTCTTGGCTCGGGCAAGCGATCGCGTACCTGCTCCCGGTCAGCCAGGGGGTAACCGAAGGCATCGCGTCCGGGTGGTCCGGCCTCATGGAGTGGATCTCGCCCATCCTCGACGGCGTTACCACGGCACTGATGAGCGGCCAATGGGAAGCGGCCGGACGAATCGCCATGCTCGGCCTCGAACAAGCCATCCGCGTCGGCACGCAACCGATTTACGACATCTGGACGGATCTATATTCGACGATCGCCATCGGTGCCATCAACGCAGTCGCTGCGGTCGCCAACACGTTTGCCGGGATCCCGACGACGATCATGAACGCGTTTGGGACGGCGATCACGTGGCTGACCGGGACCTGGGACCAGACGGTCAACTACATCGCGAAAAAACTGCTGTACCTGTATTCGCTGTTCGACAAATCGGTCGACTACGAAGCGGCTGCGAAATCGATGGATAGCGACGCCAACCAGCGAGCAGCGGATCGCCAGCGTTCGCTCGACGCCGCCAACGAACGACGCAACCGCGAACTGATGGCGGCGAACGCTGCACGCAACGCAATCGCTCAAGGCATGACTGCCGGCGTCCGCGACCAAGCCAACGAACGCAAATCCGCATTCGACGCTCGCATCCAGCAGCTCGGCGACGAGCTCGCGAGCACGATTAAGGAAGTCAATGACAACGCTGTCGCAAAAGCCGTCGAAGAACGCAATCAACGCGCTGCGGACAAAGCCGCACGCGAACAAAATCGAGGACCGCAATTAACCATGCCCCAGATGCAGACGTCCATGGGCGAGGCCCAAAAAGCGGTCGGCACCTTCTCCGGCTTCGGTGCTGGATTAGCCGGCGGTGGCGGCGTAAACAACTCGCTGCAGTCGATGGTCAAATTGCAATCCAACGCGAATAAGAAACTGGACGAGATCGCGGAGAATACCGCGTCCGATTCGGACGCCCTGGAGTTTGGAGCATGAGCGCATTTCCGATCTTGCCTGTAGACGCGTGGGAGCTGCCGACGTCGCGCGAATCGACCTGGACCGCCGAGGGCTCGACCAAGGAGCAAACGCGAGAGGTGATGGTCACCGGCTATACCACCGCCGAGGAGGCTCTCAATTACGTCCTGAGTCTCTCCGAAGGGACCGAGGGCCGATTGCCTACGTACATACCGTACGATTTCGCGACCAACAATCCGGCCATGCTCCTCCGTTCGATCCGTGCACGTGCCACGGACACCCCCGAGGTGTGGACAATCGTTGGCGAATACAAATCCCTCCTACGCGACGACGACGGCAACGCGGTCGACTACACGTTCTCGGGCACAACCTCCGGCGCATCGCAAAACATCACGCAGGGACTCAATTATCAAGCGTACGGGACCGGCCCGAATTATCAGGGTGCGATCAACGTCAGTCCCAACGGGGTCGATGGTGTTGACATTGTGGTTCCGAAATTCGAGTTCACGATCGACAAGGTTTTGCCGAAGGGGACGCTTTACTTTGCCTACCTCAAGGTCCTGATGGCGTTGACTGGCTCGGTGAATGCCGCTCCCTTCGGCCCGTTTGCGCGTGGCGAGGTCCTGTACCTGGGAGCCGACTTCTCGGTCAAGGGTGGAGGTGATACATCGTTTAATCACAAGTTCGTGGGCTCGCCCAATCGTACCACGGCGAACGGAAACGCCTTGACGTTCGGCGACATCACCAACGTCGAGAAACTGGGCCACGAGTATTTGTGGGTGGATTACGTCGCTGCCGAATCGAGTGGCTTTGTCATTCGCCGGCCTCGCAGCGTGCACGTGCATCAGGTCTACCCGTACGCCGACTTTACGCAGCTTCAGATTTAGCATGTTTGCACCCGGCCAAAAATTCAAACCCTCCGCCGCTCGGGAAAACGAGATCGACCGGATGCTGCGCGATTACCGCGCGGGTCGATTGGCGTTCGGGGCTGGGACTGGCGAGCCGCTGCCGATGGGGCACATGCTGGCGCGGAACGAGACGACAAAGAATCTCGAACGCGGCGAACCGGCCATGTTCATTGAGCGGTCGTACACCTCTACCAGCCAGTGGACCGAGTGGGATGTCCGGCGAGATGTGTTGCGGTTGAGTCGGTCGGACACCTTGAAATCCAACGTAGGCCAAAATGGACGGTTCGGCGGAATGGCCGTTGCGTTGGAGCCGATCCTGATGAACGACCTCGGACGCGTGGCCGTTTCTGGTCTCGCGCTGGTCAACCGCGTGGCGGATCAAGTTGCCGGGAAAGGGAATTGGCGTTACCTCGCGCCCAACGTGGATAATCAGATCCGGTTTTCCTACTGGGGGTTTGCTCGCGTGTTGTCGCGGCAAGTTCAACAGGACGTCGATGTCGACGGGCCCATGTCCTTAGTCGATTTGAGTTCACCGCATTTGCAAGTGGCCTACCAATTGAAGCAAAATTTCATTGGCAACACCGCCCTAGCCACGCTTGGCGAAGGGGGTCACACCTGGGACACCCAAGTCGTCGACTATTACAACATCGCCGCCTCCGATCAGCAAATTGGCAACAAGGGGTTTTGCGAGTGGCGTGGAGAACAATGGATCGTGACTATCCCGTTCTGCTAGGGTGTAGGGTGTCAAGATGTTCGGATGTTGCTGCAAGTGCAAAACGGAAACCTGCGGACTCTATCGGTTCGACAATTCCTATCTGTCTCCAAGTCGCACAACGGTTAGCATCACCGGCAACCACCCAGGCTCGATTGTCGTTCCGACGGTTCTGCAGGAAGCCGGGCCGTTTGTCTCCTGTTTGAACGCGACGAACTCGCCACAATGCTGCATCGCTGCCTCAGGGTTAGCCGATTACACTTTGGATTCTACCCCAATATGGGCACGGTTCTTTCGGTTCGACGATATGGCTAGCCGCTCGTATAACCACGACAGCTACCGATGTTGTTGTGATTCTACACCTATTGTGACGTCCGCAAACTGCAACGAGCCATCAGAATACAACCGAAAGAAAATCCTCTACGGCAGCTACTCGCTTGCCGCCTCGCGCAGTTGCAGAATGACAACAGCGCTGCGCTATACCCGTTTCGGAATTTCGTTCTACAACGGCGAATTAAATGGGTGTTGTGGGGTTTGGGTCGAAGCATGTTTGACCTGGCAGCGTTGGGGGTCGGAATTGTTTCCGTGGTCGATCGAATGCAACACGGCGCAAAATTATTCATACTCAAATACGTGCACGGATGCTTTTTACTTGACCCCATTTGGTTTTTGTCCGGAAACGGAAACCGATGTTGGGACCTGTGCTCGAACGTGCATCACGGGCGACGCTGGACAATACCCAGCGTGCCCACCTGAAAGCGTGCCAACTATGGCGCAGTTCGACAACCCATTCAGCGTCACGACCACGTTTTTGATTCGCAGGAAATTCTTTCCGGGTGATCCAGAATGCTCGCAGCGTTCGTTCCCTTTTTTTCCGATCCAATTCACCGAGGCAGACAACTTTACATGGACGAGCATCCGGGCCCCCAGTTTATGTGGTGGTTCAGGCCGCGCCG